CAATCTTAAACGCGGTTGACCCGAGTATGCTCGACCAATATCTTGCATCGTCTCGTGGACAAGATGCAATTATAAATATTATAGGAAGTCGATCAACAACAATTCGAAGAGTGTTACGATGAGTATCTCGACTTATGTGACGTCAAAAATTGAACGGCAAACTCTATCCCACACGTGGAAAACCACGATTCAAAGTGATATCGAAGGTGGTGAGAAACGCTCGGCCATCTATACATGGCCACGAGTTTCTCTCGATAATACATTACGAAGTATCTCGACAAATGAAAGAAATTTCCTTCGTTACATGCTGTTTAAGAATCTGCATAACATTTTCGGGATTCCGCTCGTACACGATAAGACAACTCTCACAGCACAAGCCGCATCGGGACAAAAAGTTCTAACCGTTGGAGCGACCGATTACCGACATTTCTACGCGGGCCGTGGTTGCATATTAATTGACCCATCAGATTGGACGTCTTACGAGTACGGAACTATTACAACGGTCGACTCCTCGACGCAGATAACGTTGTCAACAAATCTCACGTCAACTTGGGCCACGGATACAAAAGTTTATCCGATGTATCCATTTCGTGTCGATGCTCTTCAAGAGATTGCTGCGAAATTTCGACAGCTGAATTATTTAAAGTTCACAGCCGATGAAAGTTTTGAAGCAACACGATCTTTCACATACTCGCTTCCTGCGTCAGGTGCTGCAACATATAACGGATATGACTTATTTCTCTATCGTCCGTTCTATCCGTTAAAGACGTCGTTTATGCATCCTTACGAATTGTTATCATTCTATGGCCTCTCGACACCTTACTCCGATTACACGACGACTCGTCCCGGTTTGAAAGGATCATATACCTTTGTTAGTCGATCAGAAATTCAAGATGTGTTGAACTTCTTCGACTCGAAAAAAGGACGATTTTCTCTTTTCTACATGCCGTCTTGGGATAACGATATTGTTCCCGCAGCAGCAATAGCATCTGACGCCACAACGATAACAATCGAGGCATCTTATTATCTCCTTGCAGATCTCGTCGGCAAACATCTGTATATACGATTACCCGACTCGTCTTACGTCTGTAGGGAGATCACGAATCTACCCGCCTCGACAACACTTGTCATCGACTCTGCTATTGGTACAGCGATTAGTGCAAACGATGTTTCAAAGATGCTTGTGTCCTTCTTGAATCCCGTACGTTTTGACGTTGATGAATTAAAACTAGCTTACACCGCTGACGTGATTACAAGTACTGATCTTTCCTTCAAAGTAGTTTGGTAAGTTCAACAAGGTGAATTTATGAAAACTCCATCAGCCGCATACATTGCAAAAGAAGAGGCCGCAACACGTCAACCAGCAGAACTTTACCACATCTGGCATGACGGTGGATCGCACTGGTACTATACAAGTGGCGATGTTGCAATAACTTACGATGGGAATTCTTATGTCCCAGCATCTCTCCAACGAGGACTTGCAAAGTACGACAGTCAATTAGATGTCACAACGATGAACATTACAGCACAATATGCTGAAACACCTGTGATTGAATTTATCGCAAGCAACCCCGTTGAGATTCTTTGGATACAAGTTTCAAAACTCTTTCGTGATCAATCGCCTTTCGAGATAGGCGTCATTTTCGTAGGTCAGATAAAAAACGTCTCGTTCAAAGGTGTCCAGGCGAGTGTCACTTGTGTAGGATTTGAACATTTCCTCCGAATGTCTGTCCCTACATTTCGATATCAAATAGCTTGCAACCATAATCTCTTTGATACAAATTGTGGTGTCGTTAAAGCAAGTTATAAAGATACTGCAACAGTTACTGTAGATGCTACAGGGCTCCTTGTAACAAGTGCTGATTTCGGCTTAGAAGTTGATGACTATTTTACTTATGGACGTGTTGAATTTAACGCTACATATCGGACTATCGTCAACCATACGGGAAATGTTCTTACATTGGCTTATAAATTCACGACGCTTGAAACTGGTGATTCTGTCGATGCGTATCCTGGTTGTGATGGCGCGATTGAAACTTGTCGAGATACGTTTGCTAATGTAATCCATTTTTTAGGATTCCCTTACATACCCGTAGAGAATCCTGCAACGAGGATAACTTAATGAGTTACTTTTTCGAGAATAAAGCAAACGACACGTCATTAAAGTTAATTCTTGATAGCTGGTTAAACACACCTTTTCGTCATCGATGCGGCGTTAAAGGAAAAGGCTGTGATTGTATCCACTTTGTAGCTCGTGTTTTTGAAGAGCTTGGTATCTTCAAATGGAGAAAAGGAATCATTCCCGATTATGCACGAGATTGGCATCTCCATCGATCTGAAGAACAGTTGATGAATGGTATTTTACGTGAGCTTAAAGCTGAAAAGATTCCTTTGACTTATTTTATGAATGGTGACATTATTTTGTTTAAATACGGGCGTGTTTCGGCTCATGCCTCAATTTATTATGCTAATCATACTTGGCAATCTATCATGGACGTTGGTGTACGTAAAATTCGAGTTGACGATTCTGAATATAAGAAACGGATGTCTTATGCATTTAGGATTCTATCATGAGTAAATCAAACGTATTAGCGGTAGGAACATTAGGACTTTCGACATTAATTGGTGATCGCGCCAGTATGTTTATACTGACTGGTGGAATTTCTTGGTTGACCGAGCAACTGATGCCCGAAGGTTCTACTGGTGAACCTACTCAGCCGACTGTTCAGATAATGACAAGTACGGTAGGTAGCCCTATTCTTGATGCTCTTGGAATTGTTAAAATTACAGGAAATCTTTTATGGTATGGACTAGCACGAAATGTCGCACAGACATCAACGACGCCTGGCGGTAAAGGTGGCGGTGGTGCTGAAACAACAACCACGAATGGCTACAAATACTACATGTCATGGGCTATGGGATTACTCCTGGGTGAGATAGATACTGTCTATGCCATCTACCGAAATGACGATATCGTTTGGAGTGGAACATTAAATCGTCCTGCATCGGGTGGTGAAGAGACTGTAACACTTACTGACATGGGATCAGCAACAATCTACTTTGGCACGGATGATCAAGTAGCCAATACCAAACTTGGGGCGGCTCTTGACGATGCGACGTTAAACCCTCCGTATCGAGGTTTGTGTTGGGTCTACTTTGATGACTGTTACATCGGCACGTACAATCGTACTCCTACTATGAAATTCGTCATGCGAAAATCTCCCGATTGTAGTTTCGACACGTATTCGACGTATAAAACAATACAAGATTATGATTACAATCCGATGCATGCAATATGGTATATTCTCTCAACACTCGGAGGTTTGTCTACAACTTGGCTTAATTCGACTAACTTTCTTTCTGTTTCTCAAACGCTTTATGATGAATATCGTGGAATCAGTATCTTATTTTCTAATGCTCAAACAGCGCTAACATACATTGAATCTATCAATGCTCATATTGATGGCATTCTTCGTTATGATATAGATGCAACATTTACACCCAAATTGATAAGAGATGATTACGTCTTAGGGGACCTACAGACTCTTGATGAATCTGTTCTCTTAGACGATCCCACATTCGACAGGAAGAGTTGGATCGATACTGCTAACGAACTCAAAGTTCAATACACTGAATTGATTACGGCTAGAACAAGAAAAGTCTGGCAGACGCTCAATTTCGGTTGGTATTCGGCCGATGGTCTTGAGGCTTATCGAAGTGATAGTCGAGGAATAAAATGTCTCGATTGGTACGGGCCGCGTCATGAAATAAGAGAATCTAGCGGACGAAGTGTGGGGCAAAAAATTTATGTTGAAGCAACAGTGGAAGATTTAGGTGTTACGTTTTCTGAATATTACGCAACCTTAGGTTTATGGACATATGGTAATAACACCTGGTCTTTTGGATCTAATGGTGGTGTGCCTCGTGTAAATTATGCTTATCACGGAGGAGTTGTTTCTTGGAGAAATATCGCTATTGATAAGATAAAATATGGTGACATCCTTATGATGGCCTTTGATTTAACAGATTTAGCCGGAGGGACGGCAAAAGTTTGGTTTGGTGTTAATGGCGTTTGGTTTGAATCCGGTAATCCCGCGATAGGATTAACTCCACAATGGAGTAACATCTTTTTAGTCGGAACATTATACGTATGGATGAAGACCTCTAATAATGAGGAAAAAATGTGGATCAATTTCGGACAGAACCAATTTAAATATGATGTGCCCGATGGCTTCACAGAAGGAATATATACTCTTTTATAGGAACGTAAAATGGCATTAGACTTTCGTACATCAGAAGGATCTCCCATATCAAGAGACATCGGAAATAAAGAAGTTCAAGGGCGACTTGTGTCCAGCACCGTGCAACTAGCCTCCTTTACCACCAATAGGAATGCTGTTTGGGCCGGTGATAATGCACTTAGAAAAACATCATACCCTTTAGCAAGTTGTAAGTTTCTCGTAAATCGAGATCTTTTCCGATTCCAAGTCGGTGATGCATTCAAATTTACATACGCTAATTATAGTATATCTGAAATGGTGTGTCGAGTTCTAAACATAGAGGAAGAAAATCTAAACTCTGAAAATATTATAATCACAGCTGTAGAAGATATCTTTTCCATAAGCTCTGTCGCGAGCGCGGTATCTGATCCAGTAGACCATACAATACCAACACCAACATACACAGTGAGTCCCGTATCATTTCAAGACGTTATTGAAGCACCATATTTAATAGCACAAGATAACCTTGCTATAATACCTCTTGCTGTAAGATCCTCTGATGAAGATTTAGGTTATCTTTTATATATGAGTTCTGATGGTGGCACATCTTATGACTTGCTCAGTTCAATGGTATCTTTCAATCCTTATGGGACGTTAGTTCGGGAGTATCCCGTAGATACCTATCAAATAGATGATGTTTTCGGTTTAATCGTTGATTTCGTAAATGATGACGTTGATTCTTTTGAGAGTATCACTCGACAAGACATGCTTGGTCTTAGCAACCTCGCTATTGTTGGTGATGAAATAATGTCAATTCAAAACATTACACCTGTTGATGGTGGAGCTGGACGTCGTTATCATCTTACTGGCGTTTATCGTGGCCGCTTCGACACAGAGTTATCAGCTCATGCTGCTGATGAAGCACTCTTTTTAGCCGACGGCACCAATTTAGAGTACGTCATTAATGATGGCTTCCTTCCAGCGGCAGAAAGAAAGTTTAAATTTGTTCCTTACAATATCAAGGAGACCGGCGAGATTGCAGATTCTGCGGTCACAACATTAACTTTTGTCAGTCGTGCAAGGAAACCACTTGACCCGATAAACTTTAGGGCAAATGGTGACAAAACTGATGCTGTTTATTTCACTGATATCGATTTGACATGGTCACCACGAGTCAGAGGAGATGGAGCTGGTTTTTCTGCACCAACGACAGTCGATAAGTATCCTACATGGGAAGGTTATTTTGAGATCGAAGTTTACGTAAGCGACATACTCATGAGGACAAAAGATAAGGTCGATGATTTCAGTTGGACATATACTGAAGCGATGAACTTAGCCGATAATACGACGTTGGCATCTGAAGTAGCTTTCAAGATGAAAAATTTTATCGAATACGAAGATTGGGATCAAGCAGAAACAGATCAATTTACTTTAACCGTTAGGAGGGCATGATGGACAACCTTTCTTTAGACGATGTAACTTACGGAACAACGGGTTGGAACGGCTTAGTTCAATCCAACTTTGAAAAGATAACAACATATATTAATGAAAAATTAAACCATGACAATATTGTCTGCATGAGTAACGTAGTAATATGCTTCGACAACGATGTTGTGACAATGGAGGGAGATTAATATGCCAGATTTACGAGAAATTTCTTTGACGTTAGTCGGCTCTGCTACGATTGATGGTAAAGGTGTCGCCAAACAAACTATTTTTACGGTCCCGACAGGAAAGATCTTTATTCCTTTCGCTGTAGAAATTACGAATCCATCAGCTACTCTTGCAGGACTGGTTGACATGGACGTTGGCGCTGGTGCAAATGCTGACGACTGGTTGCTCGAGGTAACGTTAAATGCTTTCACCGCAACAACCGATTATGGAATTCTCATGCAACCTGCACAAGCTGCCGGGCCTCCAATCGTACCCGCAAAGAAGACACATAACGTCGCTGGGGACGTCTTTGGTGTCTTAATAAACACTGTATCAACAGGTGCTGCAACATTCACAGCGAGTCTCTTTGGCTTTTTGATCGATGCATAAGGTGTAATCAATGTCTACGTCATTAGAATCCCGGCTTATAAAAAAGGTTCCCTTTCTCCTTAAAGATGCTGATCCGACAACGGCAGATAACTATTTAGAACCCCCCTATTTGTGGCTGAATCGAGCGACTAATACTGTTTTTATCCTCGTAGATGTAACTGCTGGAGTTGCTACCTGGTATGAATTTGCTTTTGGCAGCTTGGTCAATGCCATTCTTAAGGCTATCGTTACCACGAAAGGGGATATTATAGGTGCCTCTGGTAGTGCGGTACCTGTAAGATTTCCTATTGGTACAGATACTTTTGTTTTGACAGCTAATAGTGCTCAAGCCTTAGGGTTAGAATGGGTTTCCCCTGGTGCCCCGGCGGCTCATGCTGCTACACATGAACCTTTAGGTGCTGATGAAATTTCTGTTGCAGGACTTTCTGGAGAACTCGCTGATGACCAGCCGCCAAAAGCTCATGCATCCGATCACACCGATGGCACAGACGATATCCAATCTGCCACGAATCTACAGAAAGGTGTAGCCACAGCTGCACAAATCACGGCTCTCGAACTTGCTGTGACGAAGCAACATGATCGTTCGCATTCAATCGTGAGCACTTCAGACCACAGTGATGTTGCTGACTTCGTAGATGGGCCACTATCTCCCGGTGTGTTGACTGGGGGATTGATTTCAGAAGGAACTGTAGGAACCGTAACGGTATCAGCAATCACAGCCCTGCTTCGGACAGACGTAGCAACGACGGACCCTCTCGTTTATGTAGAACTTGCCGAGCAAGCGAATAACGTAATAGGCTCCGCCGACACAAAGTATCACGTAGGACTTGATTATAACGGTGGAGTCCCTCAAATCCTTGTGCAAACAGCTAATTTCAACAGGACGACAGAAATTGGCTTAGGCACTTGTATGAAGGATACTAGCGTCCCGGTGCGAACTCATTTCTCAAACGGCGGCATGAGGCACCAAGATGGAGTCTCTAAGTTACAACAGCGAGCATCTACGTTACGACGTACAGAACTTGCTCCTGGCGGAGGCGGATGTGCTATAGCTGACGTAGGCGGTGCATCTCTGCAATTTAGTATTCAAAAGGGCGTAGTCTATCACGGAATCTATCGTATGACTCCATTTGACGCTCCGCCC